CCGTTCTTGCGATGATGCCGCTGTACATACTTGATGACGTTACACAGCCAAGGGTCTAACTCCCAATCTAGGAACACATCCCAAGGCTGTATTCCAGTCTTGTAGTGGTCACCGCCAATCTGCTTTGTTGCGATGTAGTCGCCTAATGTTTTATGCTGCTGTGACACTGGCGTGCTCCTTTATTGCTTTGGAGGATTTGGACCAGGAACCACAATCCGTACACTGGAATCTTTGGAAGGTTCCGGTGGTGGTGTAGGTAAATCCACGCTTTTGCAGTCTCCCGCTTCCACAGTTGGGACAACCGTGACCGTTGAAGAGGTTATGATTAGGGTGAGACTTAATCCAAGGTAGCAGACGATCATATACTTTCTCCAGCAGCAACACATCCTGCTTGTTGTACTTCTCCATTACTTTCCACGCAGCGGGGTCTTTGTTCATGCATTTGACCCATAGTTGGTAGCCTTCATGTGCAGTCTTCTGACCTAAGCCAAGCCTTTGTGCAATGTGGTCTAACTTATTGCTTGCAAAACGGAACTCTTTGCGAACTACCTTTAGCAAGTCAATCTGTTTATACGGGGCCGGCGGTGCCAGATGATGTAGTAGAAACTCTTTATTGAGCACTGGTATGTCAAAGCGTGTGCCATTGTAGTGACACACAGCATCAGCCTCAGAGATTAGGTCATGAATCCGCTGAAGCATATTCTTTGGTTCTTTAGTCTTGAACACAGAATCGAACATGACTTCTTTCTTGCCGTACCATTTCGCTGCCCAACACAGGACATAGGATGACTCTAGCAAGTGCTCAGGACTGATGTACTGGTCACGAAGGCCCCATATGTGTGCAGTATTGGGGCTTGTTTCGATGTCTAGCATCAGTAGTTTCATTCGGCATCCTCATTCAGCGCATCGTAGTAGTCCTGAATATCTTCTTCGGTGTACTTTTTATCTTCAAAGTAACGCTGGAATAAACACTCATTGAGGTCACCATCAATCTTAACTTTCTGGCGTACACCTTCAAAGCCAACGTGCTCAAGGAAGCGGCAGAACTGCCACAGAATCGGATGCCAAGGCTGGTCAGGACCAAAGTCATGCCTCGACTCAATTACTGTCTCAGACGGAAACGGACTATCAAACCTGTCATCAAACTCTTGGCCTTCGTAGATGAATCTATACGTTGTCATTGCTTACTCTCCTTAACAGTTCAAAAAAATAATCACAGTCTACCACAACCAAGGGCTTATCTCTGTTTTGCTTGATGATGAGCACTGGCTCGTATCCTCTACAGTTGTCCTTCGCTTGTTGATAATGTCCATATACTGAGATGCTTGCTCTGGACTTGCATTCCATACTGATCGGTAACTTCCGTCTGGCTGCTGGACTAAGAAGCAGGTCCTCTCCCGACACGCCCATGCTAACTGAACGAACATCATCAGGTTCCAGTCCGAACTTTGCGACTATTAGGTCCCTTACGAACTGCTGGAGAACTCTTCCCTTTGCTTTCGCTGATGATGGCTTCAATGTCGATTTCCTTCCTAGTTTTAATCCACGACTTCGGTATGTGCATCCTGGCGTTGCTGGAGTCCATGCTGACTGTGTTGGCGACACAGATGGCATCGTCCGACTCTGACACAATCCAGCCAATCGTGAGGCACCGATGAATTTCTGTCTTTGTGTTTTCTTGCCAGCCAGCATCTGATACAGCATCAACCCATTCAACGTAAACTATCGGGGCTTTTTCCAGACCTGATTTGGTTTTCTTCGTATCCATAATAGTGTCGCCTGTTCAGTTAGATATTCTTCATCGTTGTCGTATGCCTTGAGCACAGCATCATACAACTCATATTCAGTCTTACAGCCTTTTAAAATCTTCTCTGCCTTCTTAGGACCGACACCTTTCAGTCCAGGCACATTGTCAGTCCTGTCGCCGGTGAGCACCTGTGTATAGAAGTTATACAGCGTCTCATCTTCATCAATCCAAAACTTCTCATTCTTTCTGAAGTTATAGTGCCAGCCACGAATCATGTTTAAATCTTTGTCGGTGGTGCAAATAACGTACTCTTCAGGGTCCAGCGAATAAGCAGCAATACCAAGAGCATCATCGGCTTCTTGATACTGCTCAATACTAAAATTCCAAGCGGTGTTTAGGTATGTCCTAAGTAACTCTAGGTGCTTAGGTTTTTCTTGTGTTCTAGTGCCTTTATATGGCTTTGTCTTTGCTACTGTTGTACGAAAATTCTGATAGCCTGTGAGCCAGCCATCAGCGTCATCACAACCAGCATGAATATATACGAGGTCTTCAAGATATTCAGAGCACTTGCTGATAGCGGTCTTATCGTCATAGTCCTCGCATCCAGCAGCGATTGTATAAGCGATAATGTCGCCATCAACAAGTGCGATCACTGATTACACTCGTGCGATGGAGTAACCAAGTTGTCCGTGAATACGGCCTTGACCTCGTGCACGAAGATACTTACGAAGTGCGTTACGAGCAGATTCGTAGTTCTTAAAACCAGACAGAGACTTCAGTGTAATTTTACGACCATTCAATTTTACAACGTACATAATTATCCTTTCGGTTATGTTTACAGAACTTCTTCTTCAGCCTCTTCTGCCTCACTGGCATCAAAGGCAACCAGACTATCAATCACCATCTTAGTCAGGGACGCAGAAGTGCCTTTCTTGTTCTTCCACGACCATGAATAAGTACCAACTACAGCAGTCGCTGTAGATCCGTTACCAATGGCTACATTGCCTAAATCACTGCCAGTGGCATCGAATACTTTCATCGGCACAGTGCTCTTGCAAGTGATGTAAAAGCCTTTCTCTGGCTTGTCTTCACGCTTACGCACTTCAAGGCCAATGCTTTCCAAAGCCTTCACTGCGTTATCAGATAGGTTACACAAGTCTACCTGGAACTTGCCTGACATATCGTTAGGCTTATTGTGAAAGCACCACATAATTGTGGCTTTAACCTTTACAGGTTTTGCTACGTCATTCATTTGATTCTCCTTTTAGGTCAATGAATTTTGATACTAGGGTCTAACTTCTTCTTTTGCTCTTCAGCCACCATCATAGCAGCAGTATCTAAAATGTCAAGCAAATCATCAAATTTACTTTCCAGGTTCTTAGAGTATGCCACATGAACTTCCTTATCCACAACTGCAATAAGAATTGCTGTGTCCGGCTCTGGTAATTCGTCTAATGTGTCTGACACCAATTATCTCCAATCTTGTATTCACCGTCCAGTGGACACCGCAGGTTCAATTTTACACCTGCTTTTTTAATACTGTCAACTGCTAATTCCCCTACTTTCTGTGCGTGTTCTTCCTTGACCTCTAACTGGAATTCATCATGCACATTCACAACAAAGTTTGCATCTAACTTGTACCGCCTAAGTTCAGTGTCAAGTAAGACCAAAGCCTTCTTCATCACTATCGCACCAGCACTTTGTAGTAGCGTGTTAAGTGCTGCGTGTGCGGAACGAATGTATAGTTTCCTACCGTCAAGACCTGGTAGCGTCCCTTGTATCGATAACTTGTCAACCGTTTTGCGAAGGCGTTGCAAAGCCGGCGTGTTCCGAAGAAAAGTATCGATGAGTTTCTGACCGTGCGCTGCCGAACCACCAACAATCTTCCCGATCTTGGCAGGTCCTGCCCCGTATAGTAAAGCGTAGATGAATGTCTTCGCTTGCGCTCGTGTTTGAAGACCCGCTGCAGTTTGGTTTTTGGTGTGGATGTCACCTTCAACGATTTCTTTAGCATAGTCCTCATCTTTCATATAGTGTGCAAGCATACGCAACTCTAACGATGCAGCATCAGCACCGACCAATTTATAACCTTGTGGCACGGTGAAGAGACTGCGACACTCTGCACCATACTCTGATCCTACCGAAGGCACCTGAGCCATATTTGGGCTACTGTGTGTCATTCTGCCTGTGACCGCTCCGTTGGTGATGACCTTACCGTGAATCCGTCCGTCCTCTGTTGTAGCATCAATCCAGGATTCAATCTGAGCCACCCGTTTCTGTATGAGTAGGTATTCTGCGATTGCTTTGGCTTCTGGAATATTAACGCCTGCAAGAGTGGATTCATCAACTATCGCTTGGCCTTTTTCGGTAAACTTTTTTGGCTTCCATCCTTTTTCTTGGAGCCTCTTGGCGATTTGCTGCCTTGAGCCTGGGTTGAAGACTTCGACACCGTCTTTGAGTTTCTTACCTGTTTTTTCGCTGACTCTTTCGGTGACGATGGGCGGGAAGATTTGCTGTAATCCATCTTCGATGGAAACCATTTTAGTTTTAAGTTCTGCCAATAAGACCATAGCGTTAGGCATATCGAATCTAAAGCCGTTTCGCTCTTGCTTTGCGATGATGATTGCGACTTGGTGCTCAAGTTCGACTGAGTCTTCTGAGAAGCCATATTGTTTCTGTTCCTCTAAAAGTTTATAGTAAACCTTCTCCAACACATCCACATCCCTGATGCAATAGGTCTGCATTTCCTCAGACCAGCCGGCATCAAAGTCTTGGAAGTCAATCTTTTCTGTCCCTAACTTTAAGGCCCACTCCTTTATGCTGTGGCCTCCGTCTCGGTTTGGATTCATCAGCCTTGACATGACCAGGGTATCGATGCACATCGATGGAACTATCTTCGTATTCCATAGCCTGTTCAATATCGGGAAGTCGAATCCGATTCCGTTGTGTGCCACTAACAATGGCTTGTCCTCTAACATTTTTAATAAAGTGTCTGCCTTGCGATGACATCTAACTTCCCCGCTTCTTGCGTCCTTTGTCACTACTAACCAGATTTGGCTGGCTTTGCTGTTCGTTTCTATGTCCAGGAATAGCATCGATTTGCTGCCATCTTGTCTCATCGTCTGCTTTCTTCAGAATTGTTCCATCATCGGTTAATACATACAGTGTCAATACACCGTTCTTATTTATTGCTGATGTTACACTAATTGGTTTCATTTGTTAAGTCTCAGATTCATAACTTCGATGTTCAGGCGATTAACTAACTCTTCTGAGATTCTAAGTTCATTCTCTAGCCTGTCCATCCGTGCTCTCATCATAGCATTTTCACGCTCTAGTTCTGCGGAGTAGGCAGTGACATACTCATCAAGTTGTTCCTTTGTTTTGATGTAGTCTAACGGATTCCAAGGCGTTAGTGTTACTTCATAGGGGACACCGCTAACCTTCACCATAGGACCTCCACAGTGCAAACAGTATCGTAGCCAGCATTAACCACAAAAACGGTATGATAGTCATTTTGTCGCCATTAGGTAAAGACCAATGTTAGAAAAGGCATAACCGCCGTATACGACCAACATCGCTGTGTTGCCTTTGATGCCTTGCTCCACAGCAATGTAGGCGTATATCATGCCTGTGACGATAATCAACCAAGCACTCATGCAGCCTTCTTGAGAGCCTCAATAGACTTTTCTAGAGTCTTGATGACCATATCACGCTGCTGGTCATACATCTTATCAAAACCCAGTTTGCTTGATCGAACATCGATAAACTCTTTGACGATGTCCTTCATCGAAAACTTTTCATTGATGATGGGGTCATCTCCGTTGCCTAGAAATACCGAGCACTCCAGATAGCCATCGTCATCAAAGCCGATGTAGTTATCCAATTTTAGTTTCAGTTCCGACTGTTTCATAAAACTCTCCAATGTTGATTAAGGTTTTTCTTGCTTGCTCTCTTACTTCCTGATTGACTGACCATCCAAAATACTCTGGATGCAGCAGTTCTCTCAGAAACTTTACACAGACCTTGACTCGTGC